CAACCTTAACCCAACGGAACGTCCGACAGCTTTACCATACTGACCTGTACTCAACTTTAGCGGGGTGGAAATGAGTTAACTTTACGTTTAGTTTCCTTAAATTCCTTAAACAACGCCGCCTTTGTTACCTCACTACTTTCCAACCATTCTTTTTCATCAACTTTCTTATCCCACATTAACCAATCAAGAAATTCAACATTAGTTTTGTAATCCATCTTAACCTCTCCTTTCATAACTCAATTATACCATATTCAACCCTACCTGTCAATCACAATATTAATTTTATCGCTTGTTCCGCTTTAACCTTAACCCTCATATTAACGAACCTTACGTTACCCAACTTAAAGTTTTTACCCAACCACATTAGCAGATTATTGTTCTTATTCCTAGTTAACATTGTGTTTTCTTTATGGTCATTAATCGTAAGCGCATATTTAAGCGCACACGAAACATCATATTTTTCATCAATAAAAATCAACCCTAACTTGCTATCCTGCCAAACGCCGAAAGTTGCGCCCTCATATTCAATAGCAAATACATGTTTAGCCTTAGCAGTTCTTTCACCTAAGAAATTAACATTGTCGTCCACGTAATCGCCATACTTAGCATATTTGCCGTATTCGGTTTTATCAATCATTTTTAAGAACTTACATTTAGCCTTATCCTCTTTCATTTCTTCCGTACTAACTGCCCATTGAAAAAGTACATTTTCACTATACCATATTTCCCCTTTATTAACGTTAGGTATATTAAAAGCCGGGTGCATATGGTACGGATTATAAAAGCTAGTGTTATTACCCAAAAGAAAACATATAACTTTATCTCTTTCCCTGTCAATCGTGTGATAAATAGAAAGGAATAAATCCGGTTCGTTCCACCCGTTAACATACCCTGAACTTTGCTTTTCTTCCAACATATACTCATCAAATAATAACCACTTAACGTTAGGAAATGAACGTTTCTTAATCTTAACGGCTTCACTCAAAGCAAGGCAATAACCCAAAGTTTGTTCCTCCACTTTATCCCCGTTTTCGTCCTCAATAACTAAAGTCATTTCTTCCGTAGTTGTTTCAATGCTAGCATTAGTAAACTCTTGCGCTATAACTTTAGCAAACGCTTTTTCAAAAACGCCTTTTTTCTTTTCGTCTTGTGTCCTAACCAGATATACAAATTCTTCACCCTTGCTTAACGCCCTTTCCAAAAAGAACCCCTCAACGGTATAACTCTTACCAATAGAACGTTCACCGTTAATAAGGTTAAAGCACCTTTGATAAGGTAATATACTTTTTATATTCCAATACTTTCCACCATATTTCATCTTAATTCCTCCATTCAAAAAAGGTTAGCCAATGTTTAAACGTAGGCGCAACCCCAAAATTGCAATCAGCGGATTTCACCCCGTAGCACCTGACGCAACCGTTAAAACTAATTAACTAACCTTATGCGTCAATTCTATCATATCATAAAACTAATGTCAAGCACCTTTTATAGAAAATGGTACATCTTTTAATACGATACCGCCGTTAACGTGTGCCATTCCTAACTTTCCGTTATAACTCATTCCAGTATGAAAGTTTTCCCATGTTACATATTGATAGCACCTGTCAGGCATACCCGCACAAGTTATATTAAGTTCACCGTCAATTTCTTCAATGTAACTTTTTTGTCTGATAAACCTAGCCCGTGTAAATGTGCTTTCATGTTTCCACGCTCCTAGCTTTACGGGGTCAACCTCTAGCATATCAGGTATTTCCGTACCTATTAAATGTAAACTGTCAGTATCAGCATAAACGAACCTGTCATAAACCTTTTGTGCGGAACTGATAGTTTTATATCTAGCCCATGCTGTTATAAATGTTCCAACGGGTATATAGATAGGGTCACGCGTTTCCTTTTCTCCTAGTTTATACTTAATCACTCCGTTATCATACCACGGAATTTTACTTTGTACGTTAGGATTCAAGGCGAATTTTCCATATAAGGCATTAAGCATAAGTTTAGCCAAAGTTCGCATAGCTTTATTACCGTTAAGCGTGCTTTCCATTTTAACCTTATTCCATTTATCAATATAATCTTTAAATAGTCCAATAGTTGATTTAAATTTCCACCCGCTATGCCATTCAATATTATAAACCTTATAGTGTTCAAAAAATAATTCTAAATCAACATTGGTTAAGCATAATGTTACGTCCTCACCGTCTGAACTCTCTAAATATTGCGTAGGTATAAAAGCAAGATTATTTTTAAGTTGAATCGTTGGAACGTAACCCGGCTTTAATTCAAATTGACAAGTAAACATTTGCACGTGTAAGTTATATATTTTATCCTCTACATACTTACCTTTAAAGAATATTCCCTCACCATATGGCAAAGGTTGATAATACATTACAGATGGATAAAGGCTATTAACATCTAGTACAATACCCTCTGTCAAGTCCTTTTCTTTATATTTAGGGTTAAGATACGTAAAGCCGCCCTTGTATGATTGTCGTATGTCCGGGTCATAATCTGGAATGGGAAACCATTTGCTAAAATTCTTTGTTCCTACTGTCTGTTTGTAGTCGTAAAGTGCGTTACTGCCTTGTGTCATTTTGGTCAAGCCCTGTTCAAATAGAATATGTAAGGCTCTAGCCATGATTTCAACGTCATTTCTTAAATAGTCAATTTCTTCATCTGTTAATATATGCCCTTTTTCCCTTGTTTCATGGTAATCAATTTCAAGTTTACTAATAGGAAGATTAAAACCTTTAGCAATAGCCGCCACGGAAAAAGGCAGAATCTTTAATGAATCATAAATAGTTAAACAGTCTTTTTCTTTTCCTTTTCTTTCAAAACAAATTTCCATTGAATAGAATTGACCTTTATCGTTAATAAGTGTTGTAAAGGTATTCTTTTCTAAATCCCGTCTATCATCTACAAACTTAAATCCATTTTCAAACAACCAACACAAAATAAATTCACCGTCGAACTTTAAGTTATGAAAGTAAGTTGTTACTTTACGTTGATTTCTAGCCCATTCTATAAAGCCGTCAATATCATTCATGTATATAAAGTTTTCGGGTTTTCCTATCTCACAAATACCGCAAGCCCATACACGGCAGTCGGTGGGGTCGGTAGTCGTTTCAAAGTCAGCCGTAAATAATGCCATGACATACCCCCCTATTATTGATTATTCCATACTTTCCAGATACCCTGTTAAGTGTTCCGTCATTGCGTCTATCTTAACTTGCATTTCTAACGGGTCATAGATAAAATCAATTTGTAATATAGGGTCGTCATAATACATTTGTGTTAATAATTCGGCGTTCATTTGCTTTGCTATTTCAATTAATTCACTTCCTTTTTCACCGAACGCATTTTCTAAACCTTTAATAAAGTTTTCTTTGTAACGCTCATATTTATCGGCGTTGTAACTATCCTTTGACTGTTTTTCCACGCTTTCAACAAACTTGTTCCAGTCTGATTTTTTAATCTTGTCAATATCATACTTTTTAGGTTTAAGGTTATTATTTCTAATCGTTCCCATAGTTCCCTTTTCGGTAGATGGTGCGGCTTTCTTTAATTCAGCCGCCCGGCGTTGATTAATGGTCCTAACCTTAATTTCAATTTCTTTCTTTTCGTAAACAGTGGTTTTGATACCTTCCTTTGTTACAATAGGTTTTTCAGAGCCTTTACGCATAAATCTTTCAATGCTGTTTAATTCATTTTTAAAATCACGCCTTGTTTGTACTGATTTTTTAATGTCTTTAGTTGACTTTTTAGGTGGTAAAAATTCCTCTAGTTCTGGAACCTGTTTAAGTAAACGTGTGCGTTTAGCATTAAACTTTCTAACTGCTTTAGCTAGTTCTTTTTCATCAGTGTTGCGCCATTTAATATTATATCTTTTTTGCATGAAAAAATTTCTCCTTTATGCTTAATGAGAAAACCCCTAGTTTCAATTTTAGCATATAAAACAATGTCACTTAGAATACCAAAGTTAATATTAACGTTGAATCTCTTAGATAGGGAATAAGATATAATTTCCCTATTTTCGTTAATCTTTTCTAAAAACTTTTCCATGTGATTAACACTTGAAAACATATAAGTTATTCCCTCAATAGTTGCACTATACGGACTTAACTCTAACTTGTAAACAATACCGTTTCTAGTCATCATATTAAAAATAACGGGCAAGCGACTTTTAAGCCGCCGCCCGTGTTCCTCCTTTATTATTTAAAATCTACGTCGAAAGTAAGTAACTTTCTTTCGCCCTTTGTAATCTGTTTAACTACAAGTGGCAATGGTGTTTCCCATGACGGCGCACCGAAAACTTGAATGATTTTCTTGATTGCGCTGTATACACCTAAAGAAACCGCCTGATAACCTACGCCCTTGTCGTCGATAATGACGATACGGGGGCAGGACTGCATTTCCCCGGTCTGCTGATTAACGCACTCAACAACTTCACAGAAAAGGTCTTTAGCGTTAATCGTCATATTAATACAATCGCCTACCCTCTTTTCAGGGTTGTTCATAGCCTTAAACAGCATAGCCTTTTCACTAGACGTATTTGCAACCAGTGAACAGAACGTTGTTTGTCTGCTTGTCAGGTCAGCGATAAAGTTTTTGTTGTCGTCCATAGTCATAACAGCCGTTGACGTTTCGCCGCTGTACTGTTCATTTCCAAAAGGGGTGTTGTTCTCTGCAACCGGGTTAAATTCGTTATTCTTTTTCATATCAATATCTACCTTTCTCCCCGTCATGCCGTTAGGACAGCTAAGATTATCTAATTTTATTCAGCGTCTTTCTTATCTTTTTTCTGCTGACTTGCCGGGCGTTCAACCGGAACGCTGTATTTAAGGAAAGTTTCAAAATCCATTCCCCGGACTTCCTCTTTAACATCAATACCTAACACAACCACGCTAGGAACATCTTTATACTTTGCTTTAGCCAGTTTTAAGGCTTTATCGTCCTTAACTGCCGCTGTTCCTACGTTAACAATCGGTTCCAGTTCCTTTGTTTCAATTTTGCCGTTAACAACGTCAACCCTTGCAACCTTAACCGTACTTGTAATAATACTTCTTGAAAAATCTGCTCTTGCCATTTTCTTTTCTCCTTTTCATTAACTAATTGATTTTAAGTTACCTTTAACCCGGTCAACCTCCTTTCTTGACCTACATTTAGTATACCATAAGTCGGTAGAAAATGCAAGCATTTATTTCTATTTTCTGCAAAAATATTTTAAAAGTTTATGAAGTGTGTTATAATAAGAAGTAGAATATGAAAGGAGGTTGAACCCATGGACGTTAACTCATTGATTCAGTTAGTCGGGAGTTTGGGATTTCCTATTGTGGCATGTGGTGCGTTATTCTGGCGTATGGTTAAGAGTGATGAACAACACAAGGAAGAAATGGCAAAAATCAGTGAAGCCCTTAACAATAACACAACGGCGTTAGTAAAGCTAACGGAAAAAATCGACAAGGAGAATTAACCATGACCGTAACAGCCTTTAACTTACCACAAACCGTTAGCGTTGCCCTCCTTGTAATTGCGGGGCAGTTTGGCAACGGAGAAGAACGAAAAGAAAAGTTGTGTAAGGCGGGGTACAATCCTACGGAGATTCAAGCGTGTGTAAATGAGTTGTACCCTTTACTTAACAAATACGGAGGTTAACACATGGCAAGTATTCAAACAGCCTATAACTGGGCTATTGAAAAGTGTAACGCTCCGAACATTGGTTATAGTCAAGATTACCGCATGGAAAAGACAGTAAACGGCATTACATATTATGACTGTTCGTCATTTATATGGTTTGCGTTACTGGCGGGCGGTTACGATTGTGTAAAAGCAAATGGCGGTTCGACATGGGCTTTCACTACAAGAGATATGGCTATTGCTTTAAAACTGTTAGGTTTTGTTAAGTACGCAACTACTCAACCGTGGAAACCGGGTGATATACTAATTCGTACTGGACATACTGAAATGGCATTTGACAGCAATCACACAATGGGCGCACATTCAAGTAAAGTTCCACTAGCGCAACAGGTCAGTATTAACTCTAACACTTCATCCGCTAACGATTGGTTAGAGTTGTGGCGTTGGGAAACGGGCGCAACCACGGAATGGATTAAAGGTAACAGGTATTTATCAACCGGAGAAATGCAAAATAATGCACAAATTATCTTTTCCACCCTAACCGGGAAAGGTTGGTCTAAAAATGCTGTGGCGGGTATGTTGGGAAACATGCAGAAAGAAAGCACCATTAACCCCGGAATATGGCAGAATCTAAACCCTAACCCATCGTTAGGTTGGGGGTTGGTACAATGGACACCATCAACAAACTTTACGGACTGGGCGGCGGCTAACGGGTATGAAAATGATGATGGTTATGCACAATTAAAGTGGATTGATGAAGTAACCGTTTCAGTAGGTCAATGGATTCCAACGGCGCAATACCCAGAAACATTTGGTGAATTTAAGATTAGCACCATGCCACCGGAATATCTAGCTGACTGTTTCCTAAAGAATTTTGAACGCCCCGCAGAAATTGACCAACCAGACCGCCAACGTTACGCCCGCTATTGGTTTGATTGGTGGGAGGGTTCCCCCGTGCCGCCCCCAAACCCTAGCCCGGAACCGGATTGGAGTCCGTCAATGCCTATATGGTTAGCATTAAAGAAATATTAATGTTTCACGTGAAACATAGAAAGGAGTTTTAAACATGGCAGTAAGAACCCGTGAAGAAATTTTAGCCGCTATTCGCTCCCGGTTGGGTGACGACACTAGCGACGACGCATTAGCAATTATTGAGGACGTAGACGACACCTTTAAAGATTACGAGGTTAGAACCTCCGACGACTGGAAAACAAAGTATGATTCCCTTGACGCAGAGTGGCGCAAGCGTTACCGTGACAGATTTTTCCAGAAAAACGAAAACGAGGAAACAACCCCGGAAAAGGTGGTTAACGACAATGAAGAAGATTTAAAGGAAGAAAGCGACGTTAAGAGTTTCGATGAACTCTTTGAAGAAAAGGAGGATAACAATGGCTATTAAACCAAAACAGACGGCGTTAACCGCTAACAGTGTTGAAATTCTCAACACAATTAGAAACAGTGCAACCCCGTATTATAAACAGATGATTCCACAGGCTAAAGCTAATACGGGTTCCATTCGTCAGATTGGAAACATTATGATGAACTACGAGCCGTTGCAGAATGAATTTTTAACCGCACTCTATAACCGTATCGGGCGGGTTATCATTACAAGCAAAATGTACTATAACCCGTGGGCACCTTTCAAAAAGGGGTTAATGGAGTTAGGCGAAACGGTTGAGGAAATCTTTGTTAACATTGCAAAGGCTCATACGTTTAACCCGGAAACCGCAGAAACCAACTTTATGAAACGTGAAATCCCGGACGTAAGAGCGGCTTTCCATACCATGAACTATCAGAAGTTTTACAAGGCTACAATCAGCAATGACCAGTTAAGACAGGCGTTCTTATCATGGCAGGGCATTACCGACCTTATCGCTAAGATTGTTGACGCAATGTATACAGCCCATAACTATGATGAATTTCAGGTTATGAAGTATATGTTAGCCCGCAACATCTTAAATGGTTATCTTTATCCGGTAACAGTTCCACAGGTTGATAAAGCCAATGCGCATGACATTGTTACGGAAATCAAAGCTATTTCCAACGAACTTGTTTATGAAAGCCCTGACTATAACCTTAACGGCGTTTATACTTTTTCCGAAAAGAACGACCAGTTCATTATTACAAACGCCCGTTTTGACGCTGTTATGGACGTTAATGTTTTGGCGTCTGCCTTTAACATGGATAAAGCGGAATTTATGGGGCATAGGGTTCAGATTGACGGTTTTGACCGTATTGACGAAAACCGCATGAACGAACTTTTCGCTAACGACCCTAACGCCGGGTATGTACCGTTAACGGAAGATGAAAAAGCGGCACTTAAAGCCGTACCCGCCGTACTGATTGACCGTGATTACTTTATGATTTTCGACAATCTATATAAGTTTACAGAGGACTACAACGGTGAAGGCTTGTACTGGCAGTATTGGTATCACGCATGGAAAACATTTTCTGTTTCCCCGTTTGCAAATGCAGTTATTTTCGTACCGGGTACGCCGGGCATTACTTCCGTTACTGTCAGCCCGGCAACCGCAACCGTCAATAAAGGGGCTATGTTACAGCTTAACGCCGCCGTAGTTACGGAGGGATTCGCCCCTAAATCCGTTGTTTGGTCTATTGATAGTGAACTTTCAACTATTACCCAGAACGGATTGTTAAGTGTGGGCGCAGACGAAACAGCGGGTACTATCACCGTTACGGCAACTAGCACGTTTGATGATACTAAAAAAGGAACTGCTACAATCACCGTTCCCGCATAAATCAAATACGTTTCACGTGAAACATTACAGTTAATGTTTCACGTGAAACATTAAGGAGGTAACACTTTTGTATATTGCACCAAATACAACTATACGAATGTTGAAAGATGTCCCTCTTGATAACACGTATAGAAACACGATTTACTTTGCAAATGTGGCTAATCAAACCGCATATTTTCAGGGTAAAACAAAATACACGTTTGCTAATCAAAGTTATCAACGTGTAAACCGGGGCGTGTTAAGGGTAGCAAGAAAAGCAGACGATTTATACGATTGCAATTACTTAATGTTCCAAAACACAAGCTATGGTAGTAAGTGGTTCTATGCCTTTGTTGTAAGCGTCGAATATGTGAACAACGAAACCGCAGAAGTCACATTTGAAATTGACGTAATGCAAACATGGCATTTTGACTATACTGTTAATATGTCATTCGTCGAACGTGAAATGAGTGTGACAGATAATATAGGTGATAACCTTGTTCCTGAAAATCTGGAAATAGGTGATTACATCTATCAGGATTTAGGATTGACAAGTTTATTTGATTTATATCAGATAGTAATAGCGGCTACATTTGATGAAAACATGGACGACGCAACCGGAGGAATGTATGGCGGGGTATTTTCTGGACTTCATTACAATGTATTTTCGACGTGGCAGAGTGCAGCTACATTTATAGCAGACGCAACCGAACAGAATAAAGCTAGCGGTATTGTTTCTATTTTTATGTTACCGATTGCTTTCGCCGCTGATTTTCAATCCACTATTCCAGAGGTGTTCAATATTGAGAGGGATAAACACATTAACAATATTGACGGTTATGTTCCTAAGAACAATAAATTATTCACATACCCATACAATCTTTTGTACGTTACCAACAATGAGGGCGGGGCGGCTAACTATGCTTTTGAGTATTTCAGTACGGAAAAATGTACTTTCAATGTAAGCGGGGCTATGTGTTGTACCCCTGAATGTATGCTAGTTCCGCTAAATTACAAAGGTGTACCAAAAAACTATAATGAAAAACTTATAGTCGGCAACTTCCCGCAATGTGCTTACACTGTCGATACATTTAAAGCATGGGTAGCACAAAACCAAAACCAATTAGCATTAAACGCAATAAACGCAATCGGTACGACCGTTGCGGGCGGGGCGGCTATGTATGCAAGTGGAGGTCTTGTTGGTAGCGGTATGGCATTAAGCGGAGTTCAACAAATAGGCTCACTTGTCGCAAGCACTATGGATAAAAGCACACTTCCACCACAGGCAAGGGGCGGCGGTGGTTCTATTATTAACATGGCTAACCAGATTAAAGGATTTCAATTCTATTATGCCTATATTAGACGGGAATTTGCCGAAATAATCGACAACTATTTTAATGTGTACGGTTATGCTACTCATAGGGTTAAAGTACCTAACCGTGTTATCCGTCCGCATTGGAATTATGTTAAAACCGTGAACGTTTCTTTAACGGGTTCGGTTCCCGCTGATGATATGGCAAAATTAAGAAGTATATACGACAACGGCGTTACGTTTTGGAGAAACGGAAACGAAGTTGGAAATTATGCGCTAGACAATCGACCGGGCGCATAGAAAGGAGATTACGCATGGGAAAAGGAAAGCGGGAAAAATGGGAAAGCGCATTGTTAAACAACCGCACCTATTTACAGTATTATAACCGTCTTTTGGAACTAGCTATAAACATGTATGAATGGAAAAACCTGCCTGATTCTGTTGACGAACGTTTCTTAGAGTTAACACTATTTTCTGACGGTATGGCTATTTTCTTCCGTGACGACATTTTAGGTGAACTTTGCTTACAATGTATGATTGGTGGGGAACTTGACGTTTATAGAATACCTATTGATAGAACCGCATACGCTACAAACGGGTATCGAATGCGCCTTAACAATCAGAACAGCGTTATTATTTTTAACAACTATACACATACTAATAGTATGCTTGACGTGGAAATGTATTCCCGGCGTTTATATGAAATTGAACGCACAATAGACGTTAACGTAAAGGCGCAGAAAACCCCGTTAATCATAAGAGCGACGGAAAACCAACGGTTAACTATGAAAAATCTCTTTATGCAGTATGACGGAAACGAACCTTTTATTTTTGGTGATAACAACCTTGACATGGACGCTATAAAGGTTATTCCTACTAACGCCCCATATGTTGCAGATAAGTTAAACATACTAAAACGTCAGATATGGAATGAAGCGTTAACTTACTTAGGTATAGAGAACAGCAACACAGAAAAGAAAGAACGTCTTGTTAGTGATGAAGTTAATAGCAATCTAGGCGGCGTAGCGGCTCAACGTTTTTGCAGACTTAACTCAAGACGCAAAGCGGCAGACCAGATTAACAAAATGTTTGGTCTTAACATTCAGGTAGATTTCCGTGAAGAAGTTAAAGAAATGTTTAAGGACGATAACGGAGAGGAAGAAAAGGAGGTGGAAAGTTATGAGTAAGTACACAACGGAAGTACGCTTTATATGTGAAACGGCGGCAGGACTTGACACATCAGAGGGCTATCTATCTGTTAACCAGATTGTAAAAGCGGCGTTACCGTCTGTATTTGATTTTGATTTCCCCATTTTTGACGAAACATATCGCCCGATACTGGAAACAAAAATTTTGAAACATTTCTATACCCGTGAAATTGGTTTGGAAACGGTCGGATTATGGAAGTTAAAACTTGACACTAAACTTAATGAGATTATGCCTTTTTATAATCAGCTTTACAAAAGTGAATTGATTGAGTTTAACCCCATGTACGACGTTGACTTAACCCGTGACCACAAACTTAACAAAACCGAAACAACAACACAAAAAGGTACGGAAGATATAACAGCGTCAAAAAATGGGAATGTTTCCGATAAAACAGACGTTGACGAAACAACAACGCAAGACACCCGCACAGAAAACACCACTAACAATACTAGCGAAACAAATATTAACAATACGTCAGGTAATACAAGTAAGGAGACGGCAAGCGCAACTAAAACACATTACGACAAGTATTCAGACACCCCGCAAGGCTCATTAACAAATGTTCAGAATGACACATATCTAACAAATGCCCGAATGATAAGCGACACTGACGGCAAGACAGGTGAAACAACTGTTAACGGAACAGATGAAAGCAAAGGCACAACAACAAGCGAAACGACCGGAGAGGAAACAGGCTCTAATAACACAGAGTTAACAAGCAATACCCGACGTAATATTGACACAACGGACAGCGAAAACAGAAACGCAACGCAAACGGCTAACAAAGACCTTAACAGCATTGACGATTATTTGGAACACGTTAAAGGTAAAAATCCGGGCGTTTCCTATTCAGCATTGTTAAAGGAATATAGAGATACATTCCTTAACATAGATATGCAAGTAATAAGCGAACTTAATGACCTGTTTTTAAACTTATGGTAAGGAGGATTAAAGATGAAAGATTTTACAGAGGTTAAACCCTTGTATTATTGGGTTCAACACATTCTGCCGCTAGTGTATGATGATAGTTTGTCATATATGGAATTGTTAGGCAAGGTAACAAAAAGCCTTAATGAACTCATTGCTAACAATAACAAACTTCCTGACTTCATAATGAAGTTAATAAAGGAGTACATTTCTAGCGGGGAGATTGAAAAGGTATTGGCAGAAGTTCTTTCTAATTATATGCTTAATGTCAAGTTTCCACCCGCAGGATTAAAACCCGCCACTGGCGACGGTTCAGCCGATGATACGGAGGCTATTCAAGGTTGTATTGATTACGCTTTTAACAACGGCGGTATGGCTGTTTACTTCCCGTCAGGTTCGTATTTGACGCAGCCTTTAACGCTTAGAAACAAAGCAACTCTTTTCGGTCAGGATAGGTATTCAACCCGGCTTGTCATGAAAGGCGGCGCAACAACTGCCATGTTCACAGGTGACGTTGACGAACTCACTTTAACGGGATTAGGTTTTGACGGTAACATGGATATTCAGGTTAACAACGTAAACTTGTTTACTATCACGGTTAATTCTGCTATTATTTCTAACTGCCTTTTAACCGACGGTTACGACCTTTTAAACATTACAGTCAATAACGATTTACAGTTAAACAACCTTTTGTTCCGTCACGCCGTAGAAAATTCACTTGTTCTTAACGGTGAGGGTATTGTTCAGGGTAGTAACCTTATATTCAAGAGTGTTTCTACGCTGGTAGGAAAAAACTTTGTTGTTATGGGTGTTTCAAAGTCCATTTTGGAGCAGGTGAAATGTTACGGCGCAAGTCCTAACGGGGTGTTAATCACAGGTAACAACAACGTTGTTAAAATGTGGAATGAACAGAGTTTAAAAGCATATACAGATAATGGCGTTAATAATACGGTTAAGGTATACACTCAATCAGAACAGAAGAAATTAACCGGATTCAAAAATACAAGCGTAGGTTCTGACCTGACCGAAACCGTAGGGGGCAACAAGACGGAAAGCATTACCGGAAACAAAGCCGTTAATGTTCATGACCTGACCGAAACCGTAGGGGGCAACAAGACGGAAAGCATTACCGGAAACAAAGCCGT